TGCTTATCAGACTCAAGGACGATATCGATGCCGACGATGTATAAGCAGCGTGTACACAGTAGACGTTATGACAAATACAGTGCATATATGTTTCGTGACAAAAACGAACTGAAAAATCGATTGAATCCTAGAAACTTGTTGTTAGAATTTTTGCTGTATCATGATGTAGGATGGTTTGTTGAAAATGGTATTCCCATAAGTGTTGAAACACACGAAGTACCTGAGACTATGGAAATGCAAGCCGATTTATTTGCTTCGTTTACGACAGAGCAGTATGACCAGTGGTGTGAGAAGAAAATCATTGACAAACTGCAGAATTCGTATAATAATAAACAAGACGAAGAAGATTTTCCCTTTTAAGGACATACAATGACTTATATCTTAGTAGACTCGCTTAACATGTTTTATCGTGCACGTCACGTAGTACGTGGTGATGACATTGAAACTAAAATTGGTATGGCATATCATATTATGTTTAGTGCAGTGAACAAAGCATGGAAAGATTTTAACGGCAGTCATGTTGTTTTTTGTTTTGAAGGACGTAGTTGGCGTAAAGATTATTACGAACCATATAAGCGCAATCGTAAAGAAGCTCGTGATGCACTCACACCACGTGAGCAAGAAGAAGATCGTGCATACTTTGAAGCATTTGACGAACTAAAAACATTTATTGAAAAGCGTACTAACTGCACAGTATTACAGCATCCTGTTTGTGAAGCGGATGACTTTATTGCACGTTTTATACAAAATCATCCTAACGACGAACATGTTATTATTAGCAGCGACAGCGACTTTTATCAATTGCTTGCACCTAATGTAAGCCAGTACAATGGTATTACTAATCAGCATATTCGTTTGGATGGTGTGTACGATGACAAAGGTAAACCTGTTGTAGATAAGAAAACAAAAGAACATAAACAAGCAGGAGACCCCGAATACTTGTTGTTTGAAAAATGTATTCGAGGTGATACTAGTGATAACATCTTTAGTGCATATCCAGGTGTACGCAAAAAAGGTACTAAGAACAAAGTCGGTATTCAGGAAGCATTTGCAGATCGCACATCAAAAGGATTCGATTATAACAACTTTATGCTACAAAAATGGACTGACCATGAAGGTGTAGAACATCGTGTGCTCGACGACTATCACCGCAATCGTTCATTGATTGACCTTACTGCACAACCCGATGAAATTAAAAGCGTATTAGATGAAACAATTGTTAATCAAGTGCAGCGTGTTCCTAATACAGGAGTTGGCATTCACTTTATGAAGTTCTGCGGTAAGCACAACTTACAACGAGTAAGCGAGCAAGCTGAAGCACATGCTGAATATTTAAATGCAGCATACTAATAATTTCAATGAAAAAACTAAAAGCCAAAACAGTAATAGAAGATAAATTTTGGATCGTTGAACAAAACGGTAGCAAAATAGGTACTTTAAAAAGTACCGAAAATGGATATATACTATATAACAATCACAATTCTAAAGAAATCATTTATGAAGACTTAACAGAGTTTGTTATAGAAGAAAAGAAAAGCAAAACCTTTGTAAACGATGTTGTTTACGGATACCCTGCTAATACTGAGCAAGCACATCATATTGACATACAAGATAATGTGCCTGTGTTTAAAAAGACAGCCAATTCGAGCGTATATGTTGCGGCTGGATATTACTGTTTACTTTTTCCGATGGGATGGCGTCCTAGCTTTTGTCCTAGAGTAGACACGTTACAAAAGTATACGTATGCAGGGCCATTTAAGACTGAGTCGGACATGAACCTTGCACTTAAAAGGAAGGTTCAAGAGCATGAAAGTTTTAATAGCTAGTATAATTACATTATTACCTGTAGCATCATACTCACAAGAAGCAGATCGTAAGTACTTTATGACACGACAAGAATGCGAGCCTGCTATTAATATGATAGAAGTAATCAAAAAATATGGAGAGAAACCATTGTTCTCAGGTACTGGTATGCAGTTTGATTATCAAGGACGACCGTTTACAGGCGGATCGATGTTTTTTGTAAATCAAGACACAGGTACTTGGAGTTTACTGACTTTATATGCAGATGGTACAGCCTGCACGACAGCAGTAGGAACCGAATTTCAGCCATATGTCGGTGACTAATTCTATACTACTTTAATAAATATATTAAAGCAGTATAGAAAGATTATGAATGGCAAGACCTAAACCAAAAATTTTAATGGAGTTCACTGATCCTAAGTCGTTTAGAAGTGAACAAGTACTAGATGCAGATGCAATTTACGCTGTATTTTATCAAGGCAAACCTATAAATTTACGTAGCTTAAACAGTCTTGTAAATTATCCAGGACCTAAGTACAAAAAGGTTAGTTTTAGTAACAGTGGACATGCGTTTAACTTAGCACAAAGACTAAACAAATTATTCAAGACAGCCGATTTTACAGTTGTAAAACTGACACAAGGTGAAGTAATAAAAGAAGATGACAACGGAAGCCTTTTACAGTAGTGTATTAGAACACGCTCGTACATTAAAGTATGGCGACCGAATAACGATAAGACACATTTTTAAGAATTATAGAAACGGCAAAGGCCTCAACTTAACAAAGTTTGGGGTCTTAGTCTTGAATAGCATGGGCTTCGAAAGTGAGCACTTTATACTCAACAAAGAGCCAAAGTTTAATGCACATTTGCGTATACTGTTAGACAGATATAATCAATACCCCTATTACATCAGCAGACAAGAGCTAGTACTGTATGGTAGCGAAGATCGTATGCTGTACAAACTCTACGGACATGACTTAGATGCATGGGTAGAACATATGGAAGAAAATATCAAAAAAGATTGAATTAGGTGTTGACATCCAAGACATCTTACATTATATTATATATGTAAGTTGATAAAAAGGAGACACACTATGTTCCGCATTCCTAGCTTTTACAAGTTCGAAACTACCATGCAAGATGCTGTACAAGTAATGACTGCATATGGCCGTGGCGACCTGCTCGAAGGTATGCAAGCAATGGATCGTGTATGGGAAGAACATGCTAGCGGTTCTCCTCGCTTTGAAAGCGACAGCGACTTCTACGACTATTACGAAGCAGAAGTTAACGCATACAACAAAGTTTTTTCAGAAATGCAACCACTTTTTGCTTGACACTGTAATTGCTAGAAATTATAGTGTTTATGTAAGTTACGCCAACCAGGAGATATAAAATGGCAAATGTAGATCTCAACACTCGTACTATTAAACTGTCCGAGCTTACTAAGTATGCAAAACATCACTTTGCTACTAAGCGTCCTATGATGGTGTGGGGTCCTCCCGGCATCGGTAAGTCCGATACCTTCAAAGGTATTAAGGAGCAATACGAAGCTGCAGGTAAGACTACTAAACTGATCGACTGCCGCCTGTCACTTTGGGAACCAACTGACCTTAAAGGTTATCCGTACTACAATCAGGAAACTGGTCGTATGAGCTTTAGTGCTCCGGACGAACTTCCCTCCGAAGAAGAAGCTGCAGAATACGATATCATTATTTTGTTCCTAGATGAACTTAACGGTGCAGCGCCCGCAACACAGGCTGCAGCATATCAGCTAATCCTTAACCGTGCAATTGGTAAGTATCGCTTGCCCGACAATGTTGTAATTGCTGCAGCAGGTAACCGTGAGACTGACAAAGGTGTTACATATCGTATGCCTAAGCCGCTTGCAAACCGCTTCCTGCACTATGAAGTACGTGTAGATTTCGAAGACTGGTTTGACTGGGCTGTTAAGCACAATATCCACCCCGATGTAGTTGGTTACCTAACTACGTTTAAAGAAGACTTGTACAAGTTCGATGCAAGTAGCGCAGAACGTTCGTTCGCTACGCCTCGCTCTTGGGAGTTTGTATCCGACACTATTCAGGACACCAGTGACTTTAACGAAGAAGAAGTAACCGACATGGTTGCTGCAGGTATTGGAGAAGGCGTTGCACTGAAGTTTAAAGCACACCGTGCTGTTGCAAGTCAGTTGCCTAATCCAACTGATATCCTAAATGGTAAAGTTAAGGAGTTGCAAACTGACAACATCAGTGCTAAGTACTCGCTAACTACTGCACTGTGCTATGAATTGAAAGAAACTTTCGTTAACAAGAAAGATGACTTCCACAAGCAGTTTGATAACTTCCTTGAGTTTATCCAAGCTAATTTCGAAGCGGAAATGATTGTTATGTCGTGTACTATTGCACTAGGCAAGTACCAAATCCGTCCAAAGTTTAACCAACTTAACAACTGGAAACCGTTCATCCAGAAATATGGTAAGTTGGTTGAAATGGCGTAACTAGTTACGCTATCTCCTGGTAGTACAGGGCCTTCGGGCCCTGTACTCGTATAAGTACTAGTATGAAGGTGATGACGATTACGAATGTTACCAATCCAAAATGCGGGTACCTAGAAAAATTTAAATATACAGTAGATTTAAATAATAAAGGTGTTCCGAGCACATATATTGAATGGTGCGATGCTAATTGTATACACCATTGGGGATGGCACTTTTGGCAAAACGAAAACGCAATTCAAACTACACAACTTCGAACAAATACAGAAATAAATCATCATATAGAAGGTACACGAGCATATATGAGCTTTGAATCGTATGATGAGATGATTTTATTTAAATTATGTAATCTTTGTGGTTGACATTACTTTCAACATCACTTATATTAATACTGTAACAAACGCAGGAGATACCTTATGCAAGAGTTTAAGTCAGCAGGAGATAAGCTAGTAGCAGCACGTGTTAAAATGCTGTTTAAGCAACCGTTTTTCGGCAACATTG